CCTTGTCCGTGCCGGCCGTGGTGATCAGGAAGAACAACGGCTGCTCACGGGCATCACCGGAACCTTTGGTAAGGACATCGTAGAGTTTTCGGTTTGGCTGGGCATGAACCTCATCCAGCACCAGACCTGACACGTTCAGACCGTGCTTCGTACCAACTTCGGCAGACAGAACCTGATAAAATCCTGCGTTCCCGTAGTTCACGATGCGCTTGGTGGCTGCCATGATCTTGCACCGTTTCAAAAGTGCCGGAGTCATCTGCACCATCTGATGGGCGACATCAAAAACGATGGATGCCTGCTGACGGTCAGCGGCAGCGCCATAGACTTCGGCAGACGGCTCGTTATCGGCAAAAAGCAGATACAGAGCCACCGCAGCGGCAAGCTCGGACTTGCCGTTCTTCTTGCCGATTTCGACATAAGCCGTGCGAAACTGACGATTTCCTTTTTCATCCACGATACCGAACACATCCCGGATGATCTGCTCCTGCCAAGGAAGCAGCCAGAACCGCTTGCCCGCCCACTTGCCTTTGGTATGACGCAGGTTTTCGATAAAAGTCACTGCCCGGTCTGCTTTTGCGGCATCGTAATGGCAGGTCGGAAGCATGAACCGGCTGGGCTTGTAGTCCTTCAGTTTCGGATAGTTTTGGGGTCTGCACTCTGCCATCAGCTTCCACCTCCTCCCAGCAGATTCTCCATCTCATCAGCTGCATCCGCAGGACCGCCGTCCGAAGCAATGATCCGGCTTCGGGAGGACGGGGTCAGACCGAACTGCTCTGCAAACTTGTTCATGATCTTCAGATAGGTCTGGGCGATGGACACCTGCGGCACCTGCTGCCAGTACCCGGACGGGGTCTTGACGATAGTGCCGTGCTGGGTGATGAACTCCTCTGCCTCCTTCCATCGGGCATACGCCTGACAGTAACCGGCAAAGGCCGCCATGTCCACTTCGGTCAGGATGCTACGCCACTCTTTCTTTGCTTCCGGCTCCAGCCACTTCGGACAGGCCGGTGCTTTCTTATTGGGCTTCGGTTCGCTGGTGTTCAGCGGATGCTTGCCCGGATTACCTTCCAGTTCCTTCATGGCGGTCGGCTTTGGTTTTCTGCCTCTGGTAGCCATTGGCATCTCCTCCTTTCTGCAAAAATGGGTAAAGAAAAAGGACCTCCAAAGAAGTCCTCGAAATATCATTTTCCTAAACAGGAAACTTTTCTGTATAACTAACAAATAGTTTCCCATTTCGGCAACTTTATATAAAACACATCGGATACGAGGCACAGCCCCTTTTCGGGGCGTGTACCTTTTGGGTGCTGTTAGGCGTTGGGGTTGGCTTCCTTCCAAGCCTCGTATTCATCGACCAGCTCCGCTTCCTCGATGACCTGCCAGACGCTGCAGAAGCGGCTTCTCTGCTGCTCGATCTCCGCTTCCGTCCAGTCTTCCGGCTTGCGGCTCATGTCGTGGTAGGCGTCCATCTCCGCTTGCGTCCGGAAGAAAAGGATCTGCTTCAGCTTCAGCGTTTCCTCATTGTTACGCAGGCTGTACCGCCTGTCTTCTGCCGCCCTGCAAAGGCTTCCGAGGTCGCTGCAGCTGAGGGTCATGTCCTGCTTGAAGGCGATCTCGATGCCGATCAGCTTCTTCTCGGTGTCGGCTCCCTGAATGTTCTTGAGGTAGGTTTTTGCTTTGTTCGTCATGGTCTGTATCCTCCGTGTGTTTTGTTTTCCGTAGGGCTTTTCCCTTCGTTGTGACTGTATATTACCGTCACTGCCCGGACATAGCAAGCGGCTATGCTGCACGATCATACACACCTCTTTTTGTCGGATTTATGTGTATTTACACGCCGGAGAAATCCGCCACTACGAGCAAAAGCCCCCGAAGGAGCTCTGCCCTTTTTCAGTGTGCGTTCTTGATGCACCACTCGATCGCGTGACCGGCATCCGTGTAGGTCTCATCGGAAATCTTCAGAAGCTCCAGTCGGCACTCAATCGGTGACCAGCCTTCCTCTGGGTCTTCGACAAATCCGTATACCGCTCCCTCCAGCATGCCATTCCAGTTCATCTGGGCAACCAAAACCCGGTCACCGAACTGCATGATGCTGTCGTAGCAAGGTCTGAGTCGGTCGTAGAAACTCTCTATGCTGATGTTGTTTTCTGGAAAGTCGATCAAATGCTTTTTCATGGTGAATTCCTCCGTGTTTTCGTTTTTTCCTTGGGGCTTTTTCCTTTCGGTATGTGCATATTACCGTCAGGTGCAGCAGATAGCAAGCGGCTAAAGTACACGATCTTCTGCCCGGAATACCAAGCAGAATGTACATCACTCTGCATCCTGTTCCATGAGTTCCACAATGGTATCGTAGAAGAACTGCGGGTTATATGCCAGCGGTTCCCGTCCGGCTTCCTTATCCATCCTGATCTGGTCTTCCACCATATCCTCGGCATCCTCCAGCGTAAAGGCATCCTTATCGCTGTCATCCATGTGGTTGTAGATTTCCACGATGACATCCATCATCCGCTCTTCCATGTGCTTCTCCTTTCTGGCGCATCCACGCCGCCACATCTGCCCCTGTGTTGGACGTTGTCGGTTCATTCAGATCGTTTTGCCACCCGTGGCACAAGCCCCTGTGTGGGGCTGTGTCGGGGGCTGTCGGTTTATCTGGTCATCCGTCCCAGCAGGTAGGCTTCTTCCATTGCTTTCTGGATGCCCCAGACCGGAACCTCAATGAAGTCCTCGCTGTCATTATCGCGGGCTTCGAGGTCGCCCCGGCTGTCTACCGCTGCCATCAGGCGCTTGGCGATCTCCAGCAGGGCTTTTTCCTCTTCCTTGGTGATGTTCTTCTTCATGGTGGTTTCCTCCGTTTTTCTTGATTTTCCGTTTCGGTATGTGCATATTACCGTCTATGTCACACACTATCAAGCGGCTATACTACACAAATATGTTCCCCCGGAACTGTGCGTATTACGGCAGAAGAAAAGGGCCGCCGTTTCCGGCAAGCCCCATGTGTTTCTCTGGCTTAGTAGTCTTCATCGTCCTCGTAATCTTCCTCTTCGTCCCAGTCATCTTCCTCTTCATCCCAGCTGTCATCCTGGTCTTCTTCCTCATCTTTGAAGTCCCACATATCTTCAGTCGGCTGGTTTCTAAGGTCTGGGTTCTGCTCGACATAGTCGGCAACCGCTCCGCAAAGGATGTCCAGAACCTTTTCGTAGGCTTCCTCGCTGTAGACTGCCCAGGCATCTGCAGTCAGCTTTGCGATTTTGTCGTTGCCCTTGACTCCAAGGAACCGCCCTGCAGGGTTGCAGGTTTCCTTGCCGTAGCCGATGCCCAGCTGGTCGCCATCGTTGTAAAAGCGGTATCCGATGCGGCTCATTGCCCTTACCAGCTCCCCTGCGAGGCTGTCTGCCTTGCCCGTCTCCGGTACCAGTTCCTTGAAAAGTTTATTGATGCGTTCTTCGTTCTTCGTCATTGTCGTATCCTCCGTTTTTGTTGTTTTCCCCTTTCGGTGACTGTATATTACCGTCACCTCGGAGCACTATCAAGCGGCTAAACTACACGATCACATAACCATGTAATTGTCATATTTATGTGCTTTTTATGCCGCCTGTTTGGGAGACAAACACGAGCAAAAGGCTGGTCGATTCCAGCCCCTTGCGCCTGTCGGTCTTGCCTTTAGCGGATGATTTCAAGGTAGCTTACGTTGCCCCAGCAGTCCGTTCCCTTGAAGCGGATGCGCTTGTCGTTCTCCCTGTCGAGGGTGAATTTCCGCAGGAGCTTCATCTTCTGGATGCGGTTCAGAAGGTCCTTGCCGTTCTTCGCATCCTCAACGGCATCCCTGATTTCGACCACCGCGCTGTCGCTTCCGTACCAGAGGTTGCTGAGTGCCTCTGGAATTCCGTTTGCAAGGTAAAGGCTGATTTTTGTGTAGGTCATGTTTTTTTCTCCTCAGAATGTCATCGTTTCCAGAATCTCATCCATGCCTGTCTCCCAGTCATGGCAGTTAAGTTCGATTTTGCTGTACATCTCTGCGCTGTCCGGCTCATCGAAAAGCCGGAAGCATTCTCTTGCCAGCTCCTCGCTGGTGTGCTGCTGGATTTCATCCGGCTGTCCATCCAGCCGTGTAAAGATAATCTCGTAAGTGTAGCGTTCCATGTTCTTTGCCCCTTTCGTTTTGGTAGCTGTATATTACCGTCACTGCCGGACACTATCAAGCGGCTAAAGTACACGATCATCTGCGCCCTGAACTGGTGGATTTATGTGTTTATCCGGGGAAGTTTCCCTCCCCGTTTTTCTTAGCTGAACATCTCTGCCGTGTCATCGTCGATCCAGAGGTGCATGCCGTCTGCTTCCATGATTGCGTGGTCTTCATGAACCTCGGTGATGATTCCTTCCCGGCTTCCGCTACCATCGAATTCGTTCCAGTGCCATGTTGTCTTTCTTCCTTTTTTCCATGTTCTCCAATCAGCCATTCTGCTGTCCTCCTTTGCTTTTTGTAGCTGTATATTACCGTCACTGCCCTGTGATAGCAAGGCCATAAAACCTCATATTATCAACGATCTTCGTCCCTCATGTTTGGTACATATATGACCCCTGATTGACTTGCTATATATGTGTTTCTGCGGCATTATACACACAACGAAAGCAAAGAAAACCAAACCAAAAACGGAGGACAAAAACCATGAAAAAGACCATTACAGAAGTTGAAACCGCAATCGAAAACCGCATCGCAGAGCTTGAAGAAGAATACGAGCTGGACATTTACGACCGCAACGACATTCGGGAAGAAGAATACCAGAAAGCCGGATGGCGGCACGACCCTTTCCCAGAGGAGCTTGAGGAAGAGGACGAAGAAGAGGAAGAGGATTGGCACTACCACAGCATGGAGGAACGACTGAACGAGGTCGGCATGAGCATGAGGGATTTCTTCTAAGGAATCCCAAGAGGCTCCCCAGCAGAGGCTGGGGCTCTGCCTCGTATCCCCCGTTTTGGTTTGGTATGATACACAAAACCGCTGCCAGATGTTTGTGTACATTATGGCGGCGGTTTTCCTTGCTATTGTTGCTTTCCAGAGGTAATATACAGTAAACTGGAAGGGGGTTCTCATTCTTTTGAAGCCCCCCATTTTCCGTCTAATCGGCCTCGCCCTGCATTGCCTGATACATCACCCTGCGGTTATGCGCTCTGGCTTTCTTTTTCAGGTCCCTTTTCCATCTGCGGATGGTCACCGCCTTGCAGTGGTTTCTTGACCATTCGTATTCATCCAGAATGTATCTGCCGCCGTGTTCCCTCTCGCCATAAGCAGGCATCTTTCTGTGTCCCATAGGCTCCTCCTGTTAAACCAAACCCTCCCGGTCTTTTCTGGCCGAGAGGGTATTTTTCTGATTGCGGTATCTTATTCCGGCTTCGTTCCGTCATCCATCTGGATGACTGCCATCTGCCCGAACATGCTGACGAATGCCTCCGGCACCCAGAAGCGTTCCTTGAATTTCCGGATCAGGTCCTGGGGCAGTTCTGCGAAATCCTCCTCTCCCAGTCCGCAGATGAAGAAGTTTCCCTTGATGGGCTGCTCCAGCTCCGGGATGTATCTGCTGAATGACTTCTCGGTGAACAGACCGTTGTCATCGGTGACCAGGGCGGCGCGTTCTTCCCACGGGTAGGTGGCTGTGATGCAGTCGCAGTCGAGGATGCGGTAGAACTCTTTCAGGGAGTTTTCAATGTCCACCACCTGCGGATGCTCCATCGGTTTGATCAGAAGAACTTTCATTCGACCCAGCCCCCTTTCACGATTGCCCAGTCTGCAAGCTGCATCTTCTGCTGTCCGCCCCATGCAATATCCTCTAACGCTTCCTCCGTTCCGCAGTGGTTGCAGATCTGGATGTCCGCCCTTCGGCTGAGTGCCTGCTGCTGATGGTCGTAGCAGTCGGGCTTTGCTCCGCACCTGGGGCAACGTGGGCCGGTCTGTCGCGTTTTACCAAGCCGGTCGAGCGACACCTTGACCTCGGCATCCGTTGCCACACGGTGGCAACTGTCCGCGCCGTAGGCAACGTTTAGATGTCTTCCGGTATCCCAGCTCACTAAGATGTTTCCGGCATCATCGACCCCGTTGCAGGTTCCCTGCGTTCCGATGGGCGGTGCCTGCCTGTCATCCATCTCATCGAGGACGATCCGGCATCCGACCGGAAACTCTTTTCTCAGCTTCTCGACCGTTTTCTTATCTGCGAAATTCATGCCTGCACCTCCTCGATCATCTTCTGGGCGGCATCCTTATCCATGCATTCCTTCAGCGCACCTTCGAGGATGTGCATCGGGAAGTGGAATGCCTTGTAGCCGTCATGCAGGACTTTGTAGTAATACCGGTTCGGTGAGCGGCGTCCGAAGTCGTTCTCCATGATGTAGACCATTGCGGTCACCATCTCCGGCTCTGCCTCTTCCCGGAGCAGTTCAATGTTCAGGTCTTCCTTGCGGTAGTAGTTCGGGTAGCCCTCATAGAGGTCGAGGTTTCCTTCGTCCCTTTCCGAGATCTCCCACACCAGAACCGGCGTATTCTTCTTCGGGTTCGGTGCGATGGTGGCGCAGCCGCGGAACAAAAGCTCCCAGCCTGCCAGCACCGCCTGTCCTGCAATTTTTGCATCCGGACACCGGTATGCCATCTGCTCCACCGACAGGTTGCTGCCGTAGGCGATGTAATATTTCTTGTTTTTCATTAGAATCTCTCCCTTCGGTTTTCTCCGCTCTTGTCTGGCGGTATGGTATATATCACTCTTCTGCCCTGATTTATCAAGACCGATGAGCATCATATACTGCACAATGTTTTTTGCTTTTGATCGTGTACTCTTACATCATCTGCTGCTTCTTCAGATACCGGATGGCTTCCGCCCTTCCGATACTGGCTGCCAGTCCACACTTCAGTGTGTCCAGCGGAAATTCCCAGTCGCTGTATCCGCCGCGCGGCAGTTCAAAATACTCGGCATCCGGGCAGCCAAGCCGCCGGTCCTCGTGCATCACATAAGCGATGCAGGGCTTTGCCTTTTTCATGCGGTTCCCGTTCAGGTTCCAGACCGGAAGCTGGAACTGCTTCTTGTAGTAGTATCGTGGGCAGCCCTCGTACCGGTCCAGCAGGAGTTCATCGTATTCCGAGAGTTTCCAGACCACCGCAGGTACGCTTTCATTGGCATCCTGCTCGATGGTGGCATAGCAGCCGGTCTTGCTCTTTTTGAACAGAAGCCGGTAGCCCTTGATCTCGGTCGTGCCGACCACCACAGCGTAGGGGCATCTCTTTCCCATCCGCTCCATGTCGAGGTTGCTTCCGTAGGCAAGATAATATCTGGATGGGACTCGGCTGATCAACTCAAACATCTGCCTCACCGTCCTCCCTGCCAGTGAATTCCACGCCCTGGAAATCCTCTGTCCCAAGCTCGATCTGGCTGTCCTGCCACCAGTCCTCTGCCACACGCTGTGCTTCCTCCACGGTCGGCTCTTTCATCTCGGATTCATAAATGGTCACCGTTCTCTGGTAGGTCTCGGTGATGGTCACCTTAAAGGTTCTGCCACCCGGTGTGTTTTCATTTTTTAACGTGCTTTTCATAAACCTGCACCTCCTTCTACCACCTCAAGGGCGGTTGCCCGCCCAAAAGGTGCCCGTGCATCCCGGCTTATTTGTTCCGCCAGGATGCGTTGCCCTCCATGTTCCGCAGAAGGATCTCCCTTGCCGTTGCAAATTCATCCCCGATGAATCCCAGCCTCAGCATCCAGCACCGCATCGCATACTTTTCATTGTCGGTCTGCTGGGGCTTTGGGCTTGCCGTCCTGACCATCTTGGCAAGCTGACTCATTGCGAGGCAAAGCTGGATATAGGCTTTCATCTCACCGGCATGCAGTCCATTGCGCTTTCCGTCCGCTGGGTCTGCGAATTGGAAAAGGCGGAATTCAATGGTTCCCTTTGTGAAGGTGGCATGGAGGTTCAGCATATGGTACCGACTTGAAT